CCTCTGTTAATACGGCTACATTCACAACAACTTGAACATCTCCATACTCTAAATCTTCTAAGATTTGCTTACGTTCTTCTTTTGGTGTTTCACCTGTTACAATCTCTGCTACAACTCCAGACCTTTTAAACTCTTCGACCAAATCCTGTGCGTGTCGAACTGTCGAACAAAACACGATTGTTTTACGATCACTTGCTTTTTTCTTCCATTCGTACACAACACGCTCGTTAATCACTGTAGTGTTCATAATGCTCTCGACTTCGGACATATCAAAATCATCTACAGTCTTTCTGACATTACGCAATTCTTCCTGAACACCAACGTCAATGACAAAAGCCTTTGGCGGTACAAGAAAACCTTCTCTAATAAGTGTGGCTACTTCAATTTGATGTGAACAATTATCAAATACATCTCGTAAGCCCTTTTTATCGCCTCTATTTGGAGTCGCTGTAAAGCCCACGATTTCTGATTGTGGGTTATCATTACGAACTTTATAAATAACTTTTTTGTAACTTTCTGCTGCAGCATGATGGCTTTCATCAATGACAAGCATATCAATTGGACGCATTAGTGATAGATTGTTTTCTCGTGATAACGTCTGAACCATTGAGAACACAACATCACCATCCCAATTCTTTTGAGAGCCATCTACGATTGAAGTAGAAATGTTCGGGTTAACCTTTACAAACTTTATATTATTTTGTGCAACTAATTCATCTCTGTGCTGTAAGATCAACACACTTTTATTCTTTTTATGCCTGTTACCGACAAGTGCCGATAGCATAATTGTTTTACCAGCACCTGTGGGAGCAACTACGATTGTGTTTTTATTCTTATCAAGTGCTTTACCAGCATCATTAATCGCCACTTCTTGATATGGTCTTAATAGCATTATAACCTCTTTTATGGTGAGGGAGTTAAACGGCACACGCTCCCTCGTTCGTGTTTCCAACTAGGTACAATGATAACCTTGCCGTTGGATTATTATGATTGCGCCCAAGCAGGTACGTTGGAAGTTGATGCTTGAGCCACTGGTGCAGCTTGTGGTGCGACTGTCGCTCCACCACCAGAACTAGGAATAAAGTCCTTGTTGCTCGGTGTTAATGCTACCATCATTTTGTTTTGATCTGCATAGCCATTGGTACCTTTTTTAATACCAACTTTCATACAAATTTCTCTACCATTTAAATCTGCAATACCAGATAACTGTCTTGCTCTCTGCGCATTTTCAGATTGATCTGAGGGATCAAGTGAGAAAGCACTATCAATGATAGCTTTTAGCGTCCTAAGACCAATCTCTTTCGCCATTGGCATTCCGCTTTCGCCTAACTTATCACCGTCAACAAAAATGTTATCCCAAACTTTTCTACGATCATACTGACCTCCAACAATCGTAAACTCAATTTCAGCCCACTTTGCCTTTGATGATGCAGAAGCCTTAAACCAATTACCATGACCAAATTCAGGTAATTCTGTGGTTCCACCTTTTAATTTAATTACAGCACGAACAACGGTACCTACAGGAATTAATTCAAAATCCCCACTGTTGTTGTCCTCTGGTACATTATTTAAATCAAGCATTTTCTTTTACTCCTTCTTCATTTTGATTTTGTGTTTTTGGATCAACAAAGTTAAGTGGACGTTCTGCTTGTGTAACCCCACCACTCATCTTTGATAGAAGTTTACCTAAATGTGGTTCTTCTAATACTTCAAGCCTACCCGACCTGTCTTTGGCAGGATAACCCCATTCATTAAGAGTTTGACATACAAAGGCTCGATATGGACCTGTCGCCTCATCTCCTGTCAAAACAGCCATTGTGATAACTTCATCAACAATTCCCGGAAGTTCACGAGCCGTTTTACTACCTTCGATCTGTAGCTCATAAATCTTACGACTATAATCATCAGTACGTTCATCAAGAATGCCAACAAAGATAACATTCTTCGACCTAATATGCTGAAGATGTGTCAACCAACCCATCATCTCTCTACCGTGCATACCGTATGCAGCCCTCGTATCAAGTTTACCTGTACGGTCAGACTTGTTTTCGGGTTGCTGTTGACAATATTGAAAGCACAACCGTCCTGCGACTGTGATACTATCAATAAATAATGTCTGGTATTTTGATAAACTATCTCCGGGTTCACCCATCGTTTGACACACATAATCATAGTGTGCCTTAGAATAAGGTTGATCGTCAGATAGTGATGGATTCGCACCCCCAAGATAACAGGCAAAGTCTCTACATTCTGCCCATGTTCGGGGTCGAATAACGTCTAAGGGCCAGCCCTCAATGGCTGCATCCCCAGCTTCTAAATCCATAAACAGTGTCGTATCACTGTCCAAAGTTCGAGCGAGGGTGGTTTTACCCACCCCACTTGAACCTATGACCACAATTTTGTGACCACGTTTCTCCTTCATGCGTGTTTCAGCATCAATAATAGCTAAAGGCATCCTCTTTTACTCCTCCACGACTTCGATGATGGCACCGCCAATTTTAGCAGTACGAGCTTCTTGGAAAAGACGTTGAAGATCAGGGGGAGCAGTCGTGTATTTTCTCTCCTCAATCGTTAATGTCTTTTTAACGTAATGGTCTGCAAGATCAGCACGAATAGATTGACTGATTCGCTCTAGTGCTGCTTGATCCCATTCCACACGCTTCTTGACTTGAACTTTTACACTCTTGTCATTTTCAACGATTGTTGTCGTTCCAAAGTCCTTGCCCTCCTCATGGAGTTGTGACCTTGCAATTTCAAGATAACGACCTTCAATTTGTTCGTTAAGTTCTTTTAACAGGATTTTATCCTGTGCCATGCGATCTCTAATAGTATCACGCTTTTGAAATAAATTTTCGTCAGGCATCCTATGCCCTCCTTTCATTGTTTACATTTAATTACATTCTGACGTTGGCATCAGAACGAAAATACATATAAGCATAGTTTACCTCATTTGTCAAGCTATTTTTTTCGAGACAAATAGATTTCTATCTTAAATACTGCTTTCATTAGCTTTTTTTTTAATTTAAACTCTGGTGTTTCAACCCCTTTTGCGTCCTCAACCACATCTTCTATGGTGCCATCAGCGTGTTCAAGTTTATAACGAAAGTCAGCTATATACTTACAAATCTTCTGATCGTTGACTATTATATTATAAGGCACCTGTAATTCTAATTCAGTAACAAGACCTCCACGCTCCATAGCTTTGAGTTGACCATATCTCTCTGCTTCCCACTTGGAATCAAAAGTTATACCATCTAATACGGTTTTCTTGGAACCATACTTTGATCTTGACTTGAACCACTTGGGATTATATGTTGTTTTTATCGCCATTTGTGGGAAAGGATAACATAATGCCAGATATTAGTAAATTCAAAAGTGTCGGTATAGATATTGAAACTTATAAAAAGCTGGCTCGAATTTCTAAAGAAGAACACAGGTCCATTGGTCAACAGGTATCAAAGCTCGTTGATAGTGAGTATGAACTGCGTTATGGAAACGAGGTTGTAGAGTTTGGTAGCAAGAACCCGGTATCAAGAGGTGTAGGATCTCTTAGCGATTGAGCAGTGACGCACTACCCAAACCCCCAAGTAGACTAGATGCAAGTGCAGGGTTTTGAATAGCACGTTGTCTTACTTGAGATGGCGAAAGTCTAGGTGTAGGTGTTCTTGGTTGAACAGGGCTAACATTAGAAAGAGAAGATCCCGGAGCAGGAGGAGAAACATTCGGCATAGGCATAGAAACCGAAGATTTGTTCGGTTTAGTACCAGATTCAAAAATTGCTTCTGCTTGTCTGCTTCCCTCTTCTACACTTTCTGCTGTTTGTTGCGTTATAAATTGTCCTAAAGTTGTTCGTAACGCTGAACCAAAAGTAACACCTTTTGTAGCTAATTGTTTTTCAAAGTTTTTATAAAATACTTCTGAAGAAAACAATCTTCCTAATACACTATACTTTGCAAGTTTACCTAAGTTCTGTAAAGGACTAGCAGCAATATTAGCAGCAATTAAATCTCCACCTTCAGCAGTCTTAGCGTTAAATTTTAAAACACGAGCAAAACTAGCCATTCTATCAGCTTGTTCTTTTCCATATA